TCTTTCATTAACTAACTTTTCTAAATCTTCCTTAGTATAATTTTTAACTTCTTCTTTTTCTACTTCGTTTGTAGAGGTATCAGTTAATGCTATACCTTCCTCATTTTCTTCTGCTGTTTGAGCTTCAGTATTTTCAGTTACTTCTGTAACAGGTTCTTCTTGAACATTAATATTTTCTTCGTTCATAAGGTTTCCTCCTATTTTTTTAAGTGTTTGACTTCACTTTCCATTTTCTTTTAGAGTCTTACAATGCTTGGACTATAAAAAAACAATACCTATTCTGCTGGCATTGCTTGATTAATCATATCTGTTCCCATTTGTCCCATTGCTGCTATATCTCCTTGTGAGCCTAAATACTGTTCTGCTTCCATTTGCATTTGCTGTGCTTGAGCATTTATCTGGGATATATTCTCTTGTATTTCTTTCATTTTCTTTATTGCCTCTTGAATTTTTTCTTTAGGCATTGAGCTATCATCATCAAGTAATTCAACATATACTTCTAACTCACTTAATCTTTGTGGACTAAAGTATCCTGCTTTTAACATATTTTCTAAAGATAATTCTTGAGCAAATTTATCATAAGGACTCTTTGGTGTTATATCTACCTTGACTGTTGCTTGTAATGCATCTAATACAGTTTTTGGTACTTTAACTGGAGTACTTTCTTTTTCTCCAGTTAAATAATCTGTTGTTTCATATTCAATAACAAGTCCATCTTTTGCATAAGTTTTTATCATATCTAGCCATATTCTTGCTAAATCTTCTATTGTTTGTTTTAATGCCATTGTTTGCTCTGTTATAGGCATTTGACTTGCTTGTTGTACTGCTAATATGGCTTTACCACTAGCACTTTCAGGATTAACATCTCCTGTTGCTGCATCTCCAGCTCCAGCTAATTCTCTTGTTGTTTGAATTAATTCATTCATCACTTTTTCTACATCTGCTGACATCTGAGCTGGTTGTATAACACCATATATTTTTTTTACATCTTCTACACTCTGTCCATTAACTTTTATAGTTCCTCCAACTTTATCAACAGCATTTGGATTAGATATCTTTGATATATCTACAATTTTTTGTGGATAAGCTGTTGTTTTAGCTGAAATTAATCTTCTCATTATTGTTTTATTTATTTCAAGTTGATTAAAAATCAAGTATCTAACTTCTCCTTCTCCTCTTGCACTACCTTCTTTTTCTTCCCATATCATATGAGTAAGTGGATATAAGGTTAGTCCAGTATCTTTATCCTCTTTGATTTCACAATGTTGAGTAGCTTGTGAAAAATGTACTGTTCCATCTTTTTTATATAATTTGGTTACTAATGTACACATATTATCTACTTCATCTTTTGCTGCATCTCCTGCTTCTTCTGAAGTGTCATTATCACCAATTATATATTTTAGTTTATCTTTTGAAACACCCTCTTTTTTTGCCATTTCTACTATATTTGTTACTGGTTTTCTTTGCTTAATTAATATATAAGGTTGATTTTGTATATCACTATCATTTTCATTTGCATAATAAACATCATTTTTTGATAGTATTTCATTAATAGGCATATTATCTTCGTTGTCATAAGTTACATATACAGGACATTCATCATTAATAGCACTATGTTTTGTTATACTTCTTGCTTTATAATCCATACTATCTTTTTCCCATATCTTTCTTGCATACTTATTTAATAATTCACAAGTCTTTTTTGCTACTTCTTTAAAATCCTCATCTTCAAAGTTTTCAGCACTATATATAGGTAGGTATAGATTATTATTTATTGTACTTACTTTATACTTGACTATAGGTTTAATTATATTTAATTGTACTGGCTCAATATTTTTAGTTTTTAATCCATGCCATTGATCATCATTATACATACGATAATTTCTATCTGTATCTGTATATAAATTTCTCCCTCTATTATAATTTTTACCTATCTCAAATAGTTCCCATAAACTTGTAACTGGTAATTCTTCTGGTCTCATATTACACCTTCTATTCTTTAATCTGGTATTTCTTTTTGTCCTGCATCTGTTCCATCATAAATATCAATATTATTTAAGATAGTTTCTAAAACATCTTGTTCTTTTTCTAATTCTTTATTTTCTTTTATTTCTTTAACTACTTTTACTGGATTTACTTCTGGCATTTTTACCTCTTGTTTTCTAGCCAACCTTTGTCCATTTCTTAATCCTAAGGTGTATGATGCCATTATAAATAACCCAAAAATACTACAAAAAAGAATGACCTCAAGCGTCATCCTTTTCACTAGCTTTCTTCTTTATTGCTTTTTCAAAAAATATTAATCCTTTTTTTTCTTTTCCTGATTCTTCTATTTCTTTTACTTTGTTTTCTATTTCCTGAATTCTATCTTTATTTTTATTTTTTTTCTTCTTTTTCTTTTCTTGATTCCCATATAATTCTCTATATCTTCTCTTCTTCATTAATTTATTCACCTCTTTGATTTAATATTTACTATATTCATAAGTACTGTACCAGTAATATACAAGGAATTATTACAACAAGATTCTAGAACTCTCATCATAACTAGGAATTGTCTTAATTAAACTATGTAGAATTTCATTAACTTATATCCCTTTTAATTAACTAAAAACCTTAACTACACATAAATTTTCATATATTACCAGTACACTACCTATGAAGGTAGTGTGTTGTAATCCAAAAGTATGATAACATTTAGTGCCTTATAAGCACTACACCAATGATATATAATTACATTTTTTTCGTTCTTTAGATATATGTAATCTACCTTTAAAGGAGGTATATCAGTATATCATTGGTGTACTACCTAAAAGGTAATACTAGACTACTTCAATTTCTTCTCCATAGTCATAATTATTATCAAAATCAATGTTGAAATCAAATTGTTGTTCTATATTAATTGGTTCTATTTCAAAGACAACTTGATTTCTTATATAGTATGCTATTGCTAATCCCATAACTAAATCATCATGAGATCCTTCTTGAGCTTCTGCTCTTCCTTTTTCATTTCTTACGAATGTTAGCATTTCCTCTAGTGTCAATTTATCATTTATTAGTTCTACTGTTTCACGAACTATTTTTACTAATTCAGCTATTATTACAGGTCTTGTTACTGATGTAGTTCTAAATCCATAAGATTTATCCATTACACCACTAAATCTGTCTTCTTTTTCTCTTACATAAAGATTAGGGTAGCCGAGTCTTACTAATTCTTTATTAGGATAGCTGCTAAAATTAGATTCAATTCCAATTAAAGCTGGTTCTATCATTTTTTGTTTAGTTAAATAGCTGTAATAATAACCTAGACAATACATTTGCCTTACATATAAATCTTCATCCATCTGATGTCTTAATCTAGCAACTTGTTTGCCAGTTTTAGCATTTAGAACATGACCAGTAAAATAATCAGATCCCTCACCAGCAGTATCACCACCGATACAGTATTTGTAAATGTTTGGTTTCTCATATATTTCTATATATCCATTTTTATCATTTACCCATTTAATATCACTGATTTTCTTACCTTTAGGCATTGTATCATCATATTTATATGAAAAATAACCTATCTTTAATGGCTTAGGTAACTCCGATATTCTATTTATTATTATTTCCTTATCAAATATACAAGTTCCACTACTTATAAAGGCTTCATGTGGACTAATAGGGTACTCTTGTTTAAATTGTTCTACATCACCACCACAGTTATTCTTTATACACCATCTTCTCCAACTTAATTGTTCTAATGATAAATTATATGTCTTTTGAATCTTCTTTTCGTAATCAGTTAATTCAAAACCTGTGTATGGTATTTTATAATCATCTAATTCATTCCATCCTACAAATACAGGAATAAAATCACTTTCTCCTCTTACTGCCATATCCCATAACTCTTTGAAATATTCATAACCATTAGCTGTTGATTCTATTACTATCATTGTATCTGGTAAATTAGGAACTGCCTGGAATAACCCAACTGTTGTTTCTTTTGCATTATTTCCCCAAAAGGCTAACTCTGATATATGTAAGTAATTAAATGTATCTGACCTACCTACACCACTAGATCCAGCTGTCATACATTTTATTTTACTTTTTAATCCTGTGCCTTTATCATTATCAAAGATTAATTCTTTTGCATTACTTCTTTTTAATGATGGTTTTATCTCTCTAGGAAGATTATCATACATCCTTTTACTCATATTAAATAAGTTAGTTGTTGCTTCTTCTTTATGAGTTATAATACCAGCATTAACATTAAATTTAGTTGCTGTGTTTTTGAATATAATACTTTCTGTTAATGTACTAAAACCTATCTGTCTAGCCTTTAATACTATAATTCTTATTGGTTTACCTGCTTTATGTTGTTTTTTTATAGCATCATATAGTTTTAGTTGTCCTTGATTAAGTTTTAAATCAATTATCTTTCCTGCTTTATCTCTTATTTTGATAAATTCTTCTATGTATTTTTTAGTATTAATATTCATCTTTTTCACTTACTTTTTTTAATACTTCTTCAAATGATAAATCTACAATTCCATTTATATTAGTTACATATTCTCCAGCCATTTTATTATCTATATCAAGTGCTTTTAATCTATCATTTATGTTGTTAGTATTATCAACAAATATTTCTTTCAAGGCTTTTCTTTTAAATTTTGCTGTCATAATGCTTTCGTCTTCTGCTAATTTAAGCAATTCTTGATACCTTTCCTGAACCTTTGCTGAATTAAATAATGTACTGGCTTTTTCATCAATAGCCTTATCACTATACCTTGCCTTATAAGCATCTTTATATGCTTTTCTTTGAGACATACCTTTTATTATATTCTGAATAAATTTTTCTTGTTTAGGTCTTAGCATTATCCCCGCACCTCTTTTCAAATAAAAAAGACAAGAAGGAGTATTCTTTGTCTATAAAAAATTATTAAAATCTATAGCAATGGAGGTAGGAATTAATAGGTTGAAAAAAAACAATAAGGAAGTGTACATTATGCAACTTTTTTGTGAAACTAATATTTTATAATTTCACAATACCATTATAAACCTATATTTTTCCATTTTTTTCCAAACTTTTATTATCTCTAATATTTTTTAAACTTTTTTTTATGATATCTAGAAAATTGTATAAAGAAGATTTTTCATAATTTATTTTTTTACAAATTTGAAAATACTTTAATCTGTCTATGTACTTATATAAATATATCTTATCTAATGTTTCTTTGCTTTCTCTAAGTTCTTCTTCTTTTTTCTTTAATTGGCTTTTTAATTCATTTTTTATACTTTCTTTTTTCTTTAAATTAGATTCAGTTATCTCTAATTCAGCTACATAATTAGCAACTTTATCTTCAAATATTTTTATTGTATTAGGATCATCTTCTGGATTAGTAGCCTTAACATCTACCATATTCATTAAAGACACTTTTTTATCTTCTAATATATGTATTTCTTTTATTGTTTTTTTGTAATCTAAATATTTGCTATAGTATTCCTCATATATCATTGTTATCTCCTTTACTTATTATAATGTTTTAATATTTTTGTATATATCTCCATTATTAAATCGGTTTCTTTATTGTGTTGATCTCTAATTTTTTTCAAATAGTCATTTAATATAATTACTTCTTCTTTAGTTAAGATTATTTTTATATTATCAGGATCATCATCCGATACTTTTTTTAATCTATTTAGAATATTTAAAATATCTTTATTCATTATTTGTTTCTCCTATTCTTTTTCCATTTTAAATAACCTACACCACTTGTTCCCCCACTTTTTCTTATCTATTTTTCCTTTTTGACTTTTACATATATAACATTGGATTACATCTACTGAAGTGTTAAAATATTTTGCTGCTTCTTTGTATGTATCAAATATTGTTATTAGATTATCTTCTAGATCATACATTGCTATCATTATTTACTCCTGCTATTTCTCTATTTTTCATTCTATTTCACCTACCTTATTCCATAAATATAATTATTATTATTTGCTAATAATGATTTCATAAGATTATTTTCTATTTCTAATTTTTCTATCTTTTTATTTAATTCCATTATCTTCTTTTCTTGATATATTTCTAATTCAGTTCTTCCATCTTCTAAATCACATATTTCTGTTTTTTTATTACTCATCTATTTCACCTACCTTTTCTACTAAGTCGGCTTTTATTAGGTCATATAGTGTGTCTAATATTTTTATTGCATCAACTTGTATTTCTCTATCTAACCATACAATTACACATTCTTTATATTGACCTTTTAACATATATTTTACATAGGCATAATCCATACCTACTTGTTGATATTTTAATCCATACTTTTCTAATTTTTTCAAATCAACATTATCTTTAATCTTCAACATCTATTTCACCTAACATTCTTAATAAATCATTTACAACTATTCCAGCAACAATATCTTTATCAAAGCCATATTTATCATAACCAATTAAAATATTTTTCTTTATATACTCAACAGCATCATTTTTTTGTTTCTTTACTTCACTATATAAATGTTTGTAGTGGTCTTTTTCTTCTTGTAATTTTTTATTTTCTAGTTCTAATTCTTCATAACATTTCATTAATGATTGCATATAAATCATTACATCAGGATTCG